ATGCAATCTGCCGAAAAATCTGACTACGCATCTTACGCACAAGCTTTATTCAGTGTTTCCTAAGCATTCGTAAAACAGAAAAGAAACACACTTTTACCCGAAAGGAGAAACGATCATGGAAAAATTCGTACCATTTGAAAAACTAAGCAAGAAGAAACAGAAAGCACTGAACGACCAGAAACGCGGCGATTGGGGAAAGGTCAACCCTGCCACACAGGTCTTGCCGGACAAGAAGAAATATTCCAGAAAACAGAAACACAAGGGGAGTGAACTCGATGATTAAAATAGAGGGTACTTACAACACAGCGATCGTCTATGCAGATACCATAGAAGCGGGTGCCGAGGGGCAGATTCAGAAGCTGGTATCACAGGAATTCACCAAGGGCAGCCGGATTCGCATTATGCCTGATGTACACGCAGGCAAGGGCTGTACCATTGGAACGACCATGACCATTACGGATAAGATCGTGCCGAATCTGGTGGGTGTAGACATTGGCTGCGGCATGGAAACGGTAGAACTGAAAGCCGGGAGAATCAACCTGCCGGAACTGGACAGTTTCATTCACAAGAATATTCCCTGCGGATTTGAGATTCGCAGTGCCGCACACAAATATATCGCCAATACCAGACTGGAAGAACTGTACTGTAAAGAAGCAGTTTCCATGCCCCGTGCGGAATGCAGCCTGGGGACACTGGGCGGCGGCAACCACTTTATTGAAGTGGACAAGGCAGAGGACGGCACACTGTATCTGGTAGTGCATTCCGGCAGCCGAAATGCCGGCTTACAGGTGGCAAAGTACTATCAGGACAAGGCGTATGCTCTGCTGAAAGAAAACGGGGAAATTCCCTATGAATTGGCATACTGTGAGGGGGAACTGCTGGAGCAGTATCTTCACGATATGCAGATCATGCAGGAATTCGCCGACTGGAACCGTCGGGCAATTACGGATACCATTCTGAAAGGCTGTAAGCTGAAAGAACAGGGGCGGTTCACGACAATTCACAACTATATCGATATAGAAAATCGGATTCTTCGGAAAGGGGCGGTTTCTGCACAGGCAGAGGAGTTGCTGCTGATTCCGATCAATATGCGGGACGGTTCGCTGATTTGCAGAGGAAAGGGCAATGCCGAGTGGAATTGTTCTGCTCCTCACGGAGCCGGCAGACTGATGAGCCGGAGCGATGCCAAGAATTCTTTTACCGTGCATGCCTATCGGAAGGAAATGGAGGGCATTTATTCCTCGACTGTCAGTGCAGAAACGCTGGACGAATGCCCTATGGCATACAAAAGCAAGGAAGCCATTCTGGAACAAATCACGCCGACCGCAGAAGTGGTGCGGGAAATCCAGCCGGTCTATAACTTTAAGGCGGAGTGATTGAATATGTATGGCATGGTTTTAGGTGGTGCGTGGCTGCTTTCGGTATCGGAAACGGCAATTGAAGTATTGCATCACCCCTCTGAAACTTTTGAGTTTGATTCTGTTGTGAAGCTGGTGCAGCAATACGGAAACGCCAGTCAACAGAAGCTGGCGGAACAGTATGCCTGCACGCCGAACGACACGCTGAAACGGCAGCTGATTGCGGTCTACCAGGACACGTGGTGCAAAGTGCGTGCGTGGGGTGTGTTTCAGGAGACAGTGACTTTTCGAATTGCCTCTGTAACATATCAGTGGTATCCGGCGATCACAGCATTTCTGCGTGCCAACCCGCGATTTCGGGAATCGAAAATTACGGTGGAACCGGAGCAGGCATGGGAGAAAAGAGCATATATTGATGCAGTGCCATATGATGTGATTTTGAATCCGGCGAATCGGGAGCGTTTTCAAAAAGCATTGACATCTGGAACTGACTTCAGATAGAATGTTTGCGTGAGGTGATGATTTTATGCCATTGTTCGCAGTATGGAATCGTAAAGGCAATACCGCACAAAGATTGTGCGACAGATGCGTCGTCAAATTTTTCGTCAGATGAAACAAAAAGCGGAGTGAATACTTGATGTATTCACGAGCATTTTGGTGAAATATGACGGGAAGTTTGCAAGCAGATGGCGTGCAAAGTCGCCAGACGCTCTTTGTGCGGTATTGCCTAAAATTGATCTTATTGAGGGGCATCGTGTCAGCGTGATTTGCAATGACGGCAGAGTATATGAGGGGTTCGGAGCTGTTCCGTGCATAGGGGAAGATGAGAATGGTGAAGAAACTGATGCGGTATTGCCTTAGATGAAGATACTTGGGAAAAAGATTATGAAATGATATGGAAACGAAAATGGGGGGTATCGTTATGAAACGATCGGATTTTCCTGATACCAATGATGAAGAATATAAGCGTTCTCGTTTTTTGCCCTGTGCGTTGCGGTTTCTCTATATCGATGATGACACGCTGCGTCGATTACAGTCGCTGGAGCTTACCAGTTATGAGGGATTTCCTTTGTATCTGGATCGCTATACTGTGCATGGCGATAGAGCGAAACAGGTTTATTGGATCAATGTCCGTCTGGAAGATTGGGAACAAGATCAAAAATTTCGCAATGCACTGGCAGAAGAATATGGAAGAATGGTAGTGCCGCACATTCGAAATCCTCAGATTCGGGAGTATGTGCTTGTCATGAACGAGAAACCGGTGTATATCTTTTTGCAATACAGCGGCTGGGCAGACGGGTGTTCCGTGAATATCCTGAAAGTGATCTCGGATCATGCTGCTAAAAATGAAATCGAGTATCTGAAGCAAGTCATTTCGAAGTGTGCAATGCTGCAATTTTCCGGCGGACCGGAGTATTGGTATCGGGATGATCATGCAGTTTTCACATCAAACCAGAAATGAATGGACTTGCAAAGATTTTTTCAAAAAAGCTTGACATATAGATAGAATTATGCTATAATGAAAACATCATCATTTGCGGAAGGAGTGTCATATCATGCAGACGAAAGGAACAAAGCAGATTTGCGAAAACCGGCAGGCACGGCATGAATATTTCATTCTGGAACGCTATGAAGCAGGAATTTCTTTGCAGGGGAACGAGGTCAAGTCTATCCGGCAGGGGCATGTGAATCTGAAAGATGCTTGGTGCGATATTTCTGACGGAGAATTGTTTATCAAGGGCATGCATATCACACCCTATGAGAAAGACGGACTGTTCCGGACAGACCCTATGCGGGTGCGGAAATTACTGATGCATCGTCAGGAGATCAACCGTATGTTCGGCAAGGTGAAGCAGGACGGTTTGACATTGGTGCCGCTTTCGCTGTATTTTAAGGATTCCCGCGTGAAAGTACAGGTGGGACTCTGTAAGGGTAAAAAACTGTATGATAAGCGGCAGACGGCTGCAAAACAAGATGCCCAGCGGCAAATTCGCCGTGCAGTAAAGGAACACAACCAGTAAAGATTGGCAGAATGGGGGCGTAACGGTTTCGACGGGGACGATGAAGCATGATAAGCGAGCAGAGATTGTCGCATCTCTTTAAACAGCGGCACGTTTAAAATTAAACGCTAAAAAGAACTTTTCTGTAAGCTTTAACAAGAGCCTGCAGGTAGCTGCCTAAGTCAGCTACTGTCGCCCGTAGGAGTACCACGGCCTACGCTGCGGCATCATTGCAGTGGTGAACGTTCCGGCGGCCTGTTCACACCGCAGGATCGGATTTGAACTACCTTTCTTAGCAGCCTGTTTACCGGCGGTTTTGAAAGGGAATCAATGTAGATAAACTACGCTCGTAGAAAGTTGTGTGGATTTGTTTTCGGACACGAGTTCAATTCTCGTCGCCTCCACCACAATCGTATCTTTGATGATACAATGTAAGAATCATGCACCCCAAAAATCGGGTGCATGATTTTTTGCTTTCGCAGCCTAAAGTGCAAACGATAGCTCGGCGTTTTTTCAAAAAGCAAACGATAGGTGGCGTTTTTTGAGGGGTGTCGATTGGACTTAATAAAATTAAGTGGGTTTTGGAGAGGAAAAAGGAGTGAAAAAGCAGCCTTGTTGGATTGTTTCCAAGGTGTTGGAAAGCTTCCGGCAAGGCCAGGATTTTACAATTATGGACTTGAGTTATGAAAAAAAAACAGCCCTGCCGGATTTCTCCAACAGGGCTGTAATTATCTCACACTTTTATCTCCGTCCCATCTCGGAATAGAAACACCAAACTCCCATCATGGAACACGGTGAGGTTCTCCAAAACAGCGTTCCAGACGGATTCGTCAAACGTCTCTAGCACAGAATCCGTTTTTTTCAATGTCTGCAAAATTTTCTGCATTTTGGCAATCCGGCGTTTCCGGTCGGACTCGGCTGCCTCCTCAGCATCAAGCTGTGCAGATAGCTCCTCATATTTTGCATTGAGTGCATCGAAATCCTCTCCACCGTGCTGGATGTACTCTTTTAGCTTTTCATTGACTGCCACAAGCTCATCTTGCAGCTCTTTCTTTTTACTTTCCTGCTTTTTCAAGCAATTTAAGGCGAATTGGCAATTCTTGATGACCACATCTTTCTGCGAAAAGTACTGTGCAAAAGCTTGCAGAAATTTCTCTTGAATTTCCGGTTCATACAAATGTGGTGTGGTGCAGAAATGACTGCCTTTAAACTTGCTGTTGCATTGGTAAATGACTCGGCGATATTTGCTGTTGGAATGCCAAACTTTCGCACCAAAATAACTGCCGCAATCTCCACAGATAATCTTGGTCGCATAAATGCTGGTGCTGCTGTATGGTTTCATACATCGTTTTTGAAATTCTGACTGCACAAAATCGAACTCCTCCGGTGTGATAATCGCAGGATGGCTATTCTCCACGTAATATTGCGGAACTTGTCCCTCATTGATTTGTTGCTTTTTCGTTAAGAAATCAACCGTAAACTTTTTCTGCAAGAGAGCATCGCCTTTGTATTTCTCATTCGTCAAAATGCTTTTCACCGTACTAGCTGACCATTTTTCCTTTCCGCAGGGAGTCGGAACGCCTTGAGCCGTCAGCTCATTTGCAATTTTGTAAGGCGTTAAACCGTCAATGAATCGCTGATAAATGTATCGAACCGTCTCCGCCTCCTCCGGAACAATCTCCGGCAGACCATTTTCGCCTTTCCGATAGCCCAAAAAGTGTGCATACGGCAAGCTGACTTTTCCATCAGCAAATCGTTTTCGCTGTCCCCATGTAACATTTTCCGAGATAGAGCGAGACTCCTCTTGTGCAAGAGAACTCATAATGGTGATGAGCAATTCGCCTTTGCTATCAAAAGTCCAAATATTTTCTTTTTCAAAGAAACATTCCACGTGATGTTCCTTTAATTTTCGGATAGTTGTCAAGCTGTCAACCGTATTTCGAGCGAACCGACTTACACTTTTTGTGATAATCAAGTCGATTTTTCCATCCAGAGCGTCCGCAATCATGGAGTTGAAGCCCTCTCGATGTTTCGTAGATGTTGCACTTATTCCTTCATCTGTATATATTTTAACAAATTCCCAATCCGGATTTCTTTGAATGTAATTGGTATAGTAAGAAATCTGTGCCTCATAGCTGGTGAGCTGTTCCTCGAAATCCGTGGAAACTCTGGCGTAAGCAGCGACTTTTCGGCGAGTTGGAGTGGTTGTGGACTGCCAAGTTGTCCGATTGATAGACGGCGGAATGACGGTTACTTTTGGCATTTTCTGCTCCTTTCTGCGGCAGCCTGTCGCATCTCCGGTGTCCAGCTTTCACTTCTGGAATAATTCTTCCAAGAAATGGCTTTCTCCGTATTATCTTTGAAAAGGAAAGTCAGCCAATTCGGTGACACCAGAATGTTTTCAATTTTGCTTTTCACAATTTCCACGTCAAATTCTTTGATTTGCAAAGCAGAGCAAATCTTCTCATAGAGAATCCGTTCGGAAATTTGCTTTGCCGTAGGACAGTGTGATTTTCCTTGACGCAGATAGGTCGCACACATCCAAACCGCACCTTGCTTGTAAATTTTTCGCTGGTAGCTTTTTCCGCAAGCAGCACACTGCACCATGCCGGACAGCGGATAACGGTTCGTTGCACCGGGATGGGAGAATTGTTTCGTCTGTTTTTTTACTAAGTTTTGAACTTTCTCGAACAATTCCGCAGAAATAATCGCCTCATGGGATTGCTCCACGAAATATTTCGGCAGCTCGCCTTGATTTTTCATCTTTCGTTTTCCAATCGGGTCTTGTCGGTAATATTTCTGCAATAACATATTCCCAACATATTTTTCATTGACCAGAATTTCTTTCACACGCTGACCCGTCCAAAAATTGCCTTGTCTCGTGGAAATCCCCATGGCGTTGATTTTTTTCGCAATGGCACATTGTCCCATTCCGGAGCAATAATCCGCAAAAATCATCTGCACAATTTTGGCTTCTGATTCCTCAATTTCTAGCACACCATCGGCATTTCTGCGGTATCCGAAAATGGTAATGCTGCCAATTTTGCCTTGCTGGAAATCGTTTCGGATTCGCCATTTCATGTTGTCGCTGACGGATTTGCTCTCCTCCTGAGCGAATGAGGCGAGGATGGAAAGCATCAATTCGCCGTCTCCGGAGGTGGAATGCAAATTTTCCTTTTCAAACCAGACATCAATTCCTAAACTTTTCAGCTCCCGAACGGTCTCCAAAAGTGTGACGGTATTCCGTGCAAACCGAGAAATCGACTTGGTAATCACCAAATCCACCTCTCGATTCCGGCACTTTTCTAACATTTTTTGGTATTCCGGTCGCTCATCCTTTGTTCCGGTTTTCGCTTCATCTGCGAACACACCGCAAAACTCCCAGCCGGGGTGCTGCCGAATCAAGTTTTGGAAATAGTCAATCTGAGCCGCTAAAGAGTGCAGCATGGCATCTTTTCCGCTGGAAACTCTGGCGTAAGCGACGACTTTTAGCAGCTTCGGCTTGGACGGTCGCTGCTGCACCCGATGTACTTTTCGCTCCAATTTCATCACCTGTTTCTTTGTATTAAGCGTATGCTTGCTAACATATTCCCTCTACTGGGGGCAGAAAGTCAAGCACTTTCTCGGAAAATACTGCCCAAAGATAACCCGCATTTCTCGGCGAGAGTTTGTTCACATTGCACAAATTCCGACTGGGTCAGCAGTCCGGATTTTAGGAAATTTCGCAAAACCGCCATAGATACTTTGTAAATTTCAATTTCTTTCGTCATTGATACCTTCCTTTCGCAGCACAAGCACGAGAGCAATATTTTCTCGGATGATTTCGATAGCTGAGAACCGGCGTTCCGCAGAACGCACAGGGAATCGTGGCTGCGTTTTCATGCTGCATTTCCTGCGGATGCGTGTTCCAATAGTGCATCCGGCAAGCGTCACAGCAGAATTTTTTCTGCTTGCGATGCGGCACTTGCAGAACAGGAGTGCCGCAATTTCGGCAGACATTGTTAGGGTGATTTCGCTGTAAGTAGGACTTGATGGAGTTTTGCGAGACGTGCAGAAAGGCAGCGATTTTTGGAATTGAGATTCCGACCGCCACCATTTCATCAACCGAATTTTTCTGCGATTTCGTCATAATGCACCTCACTTAAAATTATCGTAAGAAACATACCCGGTCACGTAGCTGCCAATTGGAGTCTTTCCGCAGTTGGCGGCAGTGTTGGTAATCCGATATCTACCGTTGGCACAAGCCTTGCCGTCATAGATGTAGTACGTGCCGGATATTTTCTTGGAAAAGGTCTTTGCAGAATCCGAGGAAAAAAGCGGAGCATTTTGCAATGTTACACGCTGTCCTTTGGAGAAAGTAGGATTCGAGGTGTAAATCACTTTTCCGGAGGAATCGAAAACCGTATATCCGGATTTACAAGCCTTCTTGGCATTTTCCAATGAGGAATATGCCCCAATCTGCGACTTTGCATCAGCCCATGTTTTTCGGATGCGGTAAATCTGTGAGGTAGTAGAAGTAGATGTTGACGTTGTAGAACCTTTCAAATAAGACTGCACCTTCGCCTTGAAAGCAGACCAGTGCGGCAAGATATACAGCGGACACATTTTGTACTTGTTTTGCATGGTGTTCAACTGATCTACCGTGCCGGACTTGCCGTCCCGAACATTTAGCCAGTGGGTATGGGTGTATAAATGCGATATACCCAGACCGTATTGTTTGAGCAAAGCCGCAGCCAATTTCGCACAGTTATCTTCCGATTTCTTGTCAATTGAGTTATACGCACCGGACATGATACACTCAATTGCAATTGTGCGGCGATTTCCGTTTCCGGAGCCGTCCGCAGCGTGCCAGCCGGAGAGCGTCAGCGGCAAGTTCTGCCACGCACAAGTATTGTCCACGTAATAGTGAACACGCACATCGTTCATGTTGCCGTTTACCGTGGCACGAGTGTACTGTTCTGCCGGAGTTGTGCCGGACGCAACAGAAATCCAGTCTGTGTTATGCACGGTCACACCGATAATTTTTCCGGTCATAGAGACACTCGGCATATCAATTCGATTCGGGTTATGTTTGGTAAGCAGATATTCCTTGACGGTCACACCACCGAGTGTGGATGTAGAATCAGGTCTTAAAATTGCCATAAGTTAGTCCTCCTTGTTTGAGTTTTCAGTTGATTTTTCTTCGGTTCTGCCGACTTTCGTCTGCAAAACATCGATTGCTTTTTTGATTGCAGGCGGATACGGGATCCCCATTAAACTTGTATTTTCCACAATGGAAAGCAGTTCGTTCAGGCAAAAGCTGATGCAAACAGCATCCCGGATGTAGTTGGTATTCAGCAGAATATCCATCCGAACTGCAACGACGATCAGCATTAAAGTGCAGACCTTTTTCGCCAGACCGAACCAGCCGGCTTTGGAGGAAAGTCCGCCGCTTTCCGTGTGTTTGGATTTTTTCATCATGGCGGTGATGATGCCGGTGAAAAAGTCGATTGCCATAAAGGCGACCAGTGTCACCAGAGCAGAGTCCCAGCCGCCAAAAATGGCAGTAAAAAAGCCGCCGACCAAGCCGACAGCCACGCAAATAGTATCTTTCATCATATTTTTAGTCCTCCAGTACTTTCAGGAATCGGATCTTCGGATGAGAATTGTTGCTCCTTCCCACCCAGGCAAGGTAATATTCGCCGTCAGAAATGCCAGTGCATTCTGTGATGGTAGTGATAAAGTTGTCCGACTGCAGCCATTGGAAATCCAGAGAAACCGCACGATTTGCATCGATCTCTGTATTCACATACACGCCAATAGGAATGTCGATCTTCTGCGGTTTCTGTACCAGATACAGCTTTCCAGCTTCGCTGGAACCCGACTGATAAGACATTACAATTTCCGCATTTTTCGTCAGAGACAGAGGCTTTGCACAAACGGTCAAGACCGACTTATCCCAGTTAAAACACACCTGTGAATAGGACAACACGAAATCATTTTCTGCACTGCAAAACTGCGGATAAGCAGCCAGAAAATCTGTCATTGTCTGATAGCTGCCGTCCAGAATCATGCTGAGATTCGATGCATAGGTCGAAATGGCATCCTGTCCGGACTGAAACAGGACGGTGTAATTTCTGCCGCTTGTCAGGTTGTCGATTTGCTTTTGCAGGCTCTCCAAAGTACGTTCTGCCGTTCCGATTCTGGAAGTATTGTTCTCCACCTTTTCCGAATAGACCGTAACCTTTGTGCTAAGCCCGTTGATTTGTGTGCCGAAGCCATCCCATTGTGCGATTTTAGTGGCAGTGATCTGCTCCAATGAGGATTGATTTTCGTGGGTATGTGCCTTTTCATTCAGTGCTGCAATGGCTTCCCGGAATGTTTGGATATTGTAAGTTGTATCATCCTCGAATTCCTGAAGAGCACGCAGCAAGGAAAGTTCATTTGCCGTCAAATCATCTAAAACATCCAGATTTTTATGAATGTGTGTCTGCTGTAAAAGCGGCTGAACAGCAGCTTGAACCAGTGCTTTTACAGCATCGGTATCCGGATAATTTGTCAAATCAGGAGAAACGCCGTCCTTTCCGTCAATCCCATCTCTACCGTCTTTCCCATTTGTGCCGTCCTTACCGGGCAAACCGTCTGCACCATCTTTTCCGTCCTTACCATCAATACCGTCCCTGCCTTTCAAACTCTCTAGCCATTCTGCAACTGTCCCCACAAAACCGTTTTCTATGGCAATTTCATAAGCAGAACGACCGTCCTTTCCATTTGCTCCAGCTTGCATTTCGGAAAGTTTTTTCAAAAGCTGCGTATACAAATCCGGAGTCGGCGGAATTGGCGTATCTCCATCTGCAACAAACCCAGATGGTCGAATGTGAAGAGTTACTGGTACGGTTGTCGCACGCAGTGTAGTATCGCTTTCTGCATCGTAGCCAAACAAACTCATTTTCACCGCACCGGGATGCAGTTCGGCAGGCAGCAAGCTGGTTGTTCCGTCTATGCCAAGCACCAAGTTGTATGTTTCTTCGCACTGGGTGAACTGCACCACCTTGTGCAGGACTTTCCAAGCCCCATCGAACACGAACTTCACCGAAACAAATGCGATCTGGTCAGAAGCAATGACCTCTCGTTCCAGCACTTCAATCTTTTGATTCTTTACTAAAAATTTCATCATCCGTTTTTCACCTCGTTCCACACATTATTTTCAGGGTCATATTCCAAATAACCGTCTGTACACTGGATTTTTTGCAGATAGTCGTTGTAATAATGCTTTCCGGAGGACATCCAGTTGCTTGGCTTGGTAATGGCGTTCCACTGAGCGATCGTTCCTTCATATGTGATGGCTTTTAGGCTCTCGCAATACGTCAGTATATTTTGTCCAAATGTTTTGCAATTTGCTGAAATCGTAAGATTGGACAATGCTGTACATCTTGTAAACGCAAAAGCACCAATGGAACTGCACGCAACACGGGCAGTCTTCAGCTTTGTACAGTCACTGAAAACATACTTTCCCCATGTTTTCACGTTGGCAGGCACAGTGACTTCTGCAATGGCAGTGTGCTGAAATGCAAACGACTGAATTGCAGTAACCGCCTGCGGAATCGTAACGGAAGTCAGACCAGCAGTATCATTGATTACAGCATCTTCCTGTGCAAAAGCAGAATTGCCAATGCTGGTCAGCGTAGCTGGAAGAGATACCGTTTCTGCATTGGCACAATGATAGAACAGGCGGTCACCCAGACCAGTAATACCATTGCTGAGCACGATTTCCTTGATCTGATCGTTTTGATAGAACACAGAATCATGAGAGGTATAATCGTAGGTTGCACCCGTTCCACGCAGCAGCAGTTTGCCGTTGTCATAGAGAACATAGTAGATGTTTTCACCGCACTGTCCGGTTGCTAGGATTTCGCCTGCCGTCAAGTCATCTACCTTGGTCTGCAGTTCGGAAATCTGACTGTTCATCGCATCCAGCCGCTTTTGCAGTTCGTCCAGTGTGGCATTTGTCTTTGCCATTTCGGCAAGCATCTCCGTCACTCTGCACTTGCCAAGGATGCACTTGCAGTAACCGCATTTGCTCTCATCTGCACGGCAGTCTGTCAGATCGGAATCCAGAATACTTGTCGTTCCGGCACGCAGTCTTACAACTGCTAAAGTCAGATAAGTCGTCACATTGTTGTTGGTAAAGGCGGGAATGTTTGGACTGGTGGCTGCTGTACCTGCCAGAATACGAATCCCACAGGTACGAGTAGAACGATCACAATAGATCCCGATTGCTACATAACGATTCAGAGATTCATCTACATAGGAAGAAAGGTCGATGGTATGCAGGGTATCACTGATAAAATAATGCCCATCGATCCACGCCTTGCCTGTGCCGAATGTAACGGACAAATTTTTGACTGTTGGTGCAAAACACTGCCGGTAAGTATCCAGAATCCCATTACAAATCAGGCTGGACAGATATGCCGTGAAATCCTCTGCGGTATACACCCGGTCAAGGTTTTGTGCGTTAAAAAATCCATAGGAAAAAGACATATGAATATCACTCCATCTCTTTAAATGTCGGGGTCAGACTTCTGCCATTCTGATCGAAACTCTCCACCATGCCAATTAGCTGAATTCGAGGCTGAATCAAGCCAAATCTTCTCTGCTCCACAGTTACATAGTCGCCCACAAAGTAATCCTTGTTGTACTGATACTGGGTGGAAAAAGCAGCGATAGCGGATTCCGATGCCGTTTTCGGCTGTACCAGATGTTCTGCACCGCTGCTTTTCAAAATTTCTAAATATTCCGCATCGGTCACATCTTCTTCCTGTGCCGTGTTTCGCTCGTCTACATAGACCTCATAGCGGTCAAGGTAGGTCGGCTCTGCACCGGAACAGAAGGTCGTACGTTTTCTGGCACTGCCCTCACCGCAGCCCAGCACATAGGCGAAGTTTTTCTGTACGGCATCGTCTGCTGCATAGGAGAACGACAGCAGATTGTTGTACGCATCGGAGAATACGATGTGGGGATTGCCGTCCTGCAAAAGACTGCGGTCTGTTCCGGAAAACAGGTCGCATTTCAGGACATTTCCATTCAGCCGCACATTTGCCGAACCGCCGATAGTTTCACAAAGGCTGTACAGCCATTCTAAGATGTTATCATAGCTGACCTGCATTCGTGCGGTTTTCTGCCAGCAGTCACCGGAAACCGTTCCCATGGAAAAACCGGGAAGATTGCGGATTCCGGCGAAGATTACATTGCGGGACAGCACCTTGCGGACGATGTCCTCATAGCTGCCGTTTGCGGTGATGGAGGGATAGATGATTCTTCGTTCCAGCAGGCAGGCAAGAAACCGTCCGGTGACCGTCAGGTAATCGCCCTTTTCAGCATCGGTTTCCAATTGCAAAGATTCAATGATGCCAAAATGCTGTGCATCATCGCTCCTCGCCACAATTCTGCCACGCTGAAAAATGGATACATTCTGCGGACTGGCAGCAATATACACCTCAAAACAGCCGCACTGGTAGAACTCAATGTCCCATAAGAGCGAAGAATAACTGTCGCAAATGGCTTCCAGTGACACAGAAATCTGGTCTTTCAGAGCTGTCAAGCTGTAAATTTCCAACTGCATTTCTCACACTCCCAGATAAGAATTGCGGTGCATCAATGTCACACGCAGCTTTTTCACCCCACGAACTGCCTCGACCCGAAAGATATTTGTGCCTTCCTTCAAGGTCAGCCAAGTCGAACCGGAAACCAGCCGATTCAGGATATTGCTGTCCACACCGTTTCGTGTCAGCGTGACAGTCTTGTTTCCGGTTTTCGTGGTAACCGTAATGACATCACCGGTCAGAATATCGCCTTTGATTTGCAGATACTCACCGTTTTCGTTGTAGATGGTCGGTGTCACTGCCACCACTTCCTGCGGAATGTCGCTGGGCAATGCTTCGATTCGCAGCGTGAATCCAGTTTCATCCCCGTCATTGGTGATAGAAAACAGATTGCTGTTGGAATATACGCCCAAAGGAAACGGAGCATCGCTCTCCGGAAAGGGAAAGTGAAATGCTCCGATTACGCCGCTGTAGTAGGCATAGAAAATATCCCGGCTGTACCAGTAAATGTCCGGACAGAGAATAGAGATCTGCCCGCTGATCTGCTGCTCGAAATTTGACACTTCGCAGGTTTCTACATACCCCTCGGCATAGACATCGATGTTCGCCGTCCTGTACCAGATCTTGATGTATCGGGACGGCTTTACCACATGATACAGCTGATGCCGCCGTTTCTCAATGCCAATTCCACGCATGGCAAAGGAAATGACCACATTTCGCTTTTCAATGAAAGCGTTGTTGAGGTAGCTGCCGTTCATGCCCGCGTAAGAAGAAGTGGAAATCGTTCCGGCAGGTGGATTCAGACCTTCGATTTTGGAGGTCATGTATTGGTTGGCGGTCGTTGACAGGTTCAGCTGTTCGCCGGATTGGTTTTCTAAAATCAGGGTATAAAACATGAGATGCACCCCTTTACATTTTGTGTTTAATGATGTATAATAGAGACAACAGAGACGTTGGTTCTCTACGCAAAATCGGAATTTGTATAAGATCAACTTTGGAAATTTAGTATAGGGAGAAAGTAAATGGAACAACAGATAAAAGAACGGAAGAAAAAGCTTACTATAGATTTGTGGATAATCGCTCTGGTTACGATAGCAGTCTATATCGTCTATGGTGTTTTCGGAAGCAGAATAATGAGTTTTTGCAAAAACAGTGATATTTCCGTTTGGCCAAGACTTTTGACGGCTGTTGCATTGGAATTTGGAATAGCGGGTCTTGGCATTACTATTGTAGGCCTAATGCGTAAAGAATCGTTCGCAAGTTTCGGACTTCGTTGGGAAAACGCAATCAAAGCTGTGCTTTGGACGATCGTGTTTTTTCTCCCGTATATTCTTTTTATTTTCCTTTCAGGACAATTTGAGGGGTACGAACCATTGAGTATTATGGTTACCCCGGATCTTCACAAAGCAGGGATCGTAGCTACCATTATCGGAACACTGGTTATTGCAGTTGTCTGGGGCTTTTTTGAAGGCTTTAATTATGTTGTCATCTGTGAGAAAATCAACAGACGTTTCCCGGTAAAAACTAAATTCTTTGATTGGGGTGCGCTTGTGGTTTCAATTATGGGCATTCTTTTTCATCCCATGAGCTTCAGCATACAGGGTATCATTGAAATTGTAACTACCTTTATAGCCATTTATGGAATGCTTCAGGTGAGAAAAGTATACAAAAATGCATGGGGATGTGTTTTTGCTTTTCTGTTCATTTGGAATGCACTTTGACATATATCTTGTCACCTAATCTCATAATATAAACGAGTAAGACAAATTCTGATTTACCGAGAAAAAGGAGCGACTTAAATCGCTCCTTTTTAAGTATTCAGCGCGTTCCTCGTCATCCTATAAATCTCCAGCCGTGACAGCGACTTCGGACTATTATTTGTCTGATTCACTGTGCGGCTGTTGTCGTTGTTATAGTAGTTGTTGACCGTACCGCCGGAACTGCCGCCAACGACTGCACCGGAGATACCATTCAAACTATAATTCAAATCAGAATCCATGGTCAGCTGCATGGCTTTCGCCACACCGCCCACGGCTTTCTCCACATACTTCTTGCTCTTGTCGATGCCGTCTGCCAGCCCTTTCATAAAGTCCGGCATCCAACTCTCGTAGTCTGTCAGCGGACCTTTGTCCGGTACAGAGAAGTGCAGGAAATCCCGAATGGTATCGGCAACATTGGTGACGCAGTCCGCCAGCCAGCCGATGGCACTCTGAATGCCATCAATGATTCCCTGAATGATGTCCCGTCCCCAGTTCCAGGCATCGGAAGCCAGTCCCCTGATATATCCCACAGCGGCATCAAACCCATTCTGAATGGTGGATTTGATGCCGCTGATTTTATCAGAAACTGCAGAACAAATGTTGTCCCAGATGCTGGACACCGTAGAAGAAATGCTCTGCATCACGTTGGAAATGGTGTTCTTGATGCTGTTCCAGATGTTAGATACCACCGATTGGATGGCGTTCAGAACATTGGAAACCGCAGAAGAAATCCGATTCCAGATGGAGGATACCACAGAAAAAATGGCATTCATCACACTGGAAATCGTGCCGGAGATGCTGTTCCAGATGGAAGAAACCACATTCCAGATCGCTGACAAAACAGAAGAAATGAAACCGGATACGGCATTCCAAACCGTAGTCACCACATCTTGAATCGCTGTCAAAACCGTGGAGATTGTATTGGAGATGGCATTCCAGATGGTTTCAAAGGTCGTTCGGATGCCCTCTAAAATGGGTGTTAAAAACGCCACGATCGCATTCCAAATGGCACTGATCTTCTCCGAGATCCAGTCCATCACTCTGCCCACAATGATCTGAATGGCTTCAAAAATCGTCTGAAACAGATAACCAAATGCCGTGATCAGCGGTTCTAAGGTGGTGTAAATGGCATTCCAAACGGTCGTAATGACGTTATAAATTGCCTGAAAAACCGTAGAAACCACGTTGTAAATGGCATTGAAAATCGTGCTGAAAAAGTTGTAGATCGCTGTAAAAATCGTGGTGAAGAAATCCCGAATCGCCGTAAATACAGTCGTTGCCACCGTCTGAATGGCAGTGACAATGGTGGTGAAGGTATTGGAAATAGACGTCCAAGTGTTGACGAAAAAGTCCCGGATTCCGGTAACAATTCCCGTGAAAAAGGAAGCAATGCTGTTCCATGTGTCCACAAAAAATGTTTTGATGGAAGTCCAGACTTCGTTCCAGCTTGTTCCGAACCATCCCAGCACCACATCTGCAATGCCTTTCAGAGTATTCATGATATTGCGAAACGTGTTGACAACGAAATTCCAGATAGACGTAAAAATACCTTTGACACCGTTCCAGCACTGCTCCCAGTCACCAGTGAACAGACCGATCAGAGCATCCAGCAGCCCCAGAAGAACGCCAGTAAACTCTGAAAAGATGTTGGAGATATTCTGAAAAACGCCTTCAAAAATGGGAGCTAACAGATTGCACAGTCCGTCCCACGCTGCTTTCAGCACATCGGTAAAACTCTCAAAGTCGAATCCCAGAGCGTTTAGCCGGTCAGTGATGCCCTGTGTCAATCCGGTAAAGGTGCTTTTGATCTGTTCCCAGATGGCGATGATGTTGCTTTTGAATTCGTCATTGGTTTTCCAGAGATGCACAAAGGCAGCCACCAAAGCGGCAACAGCTGCGATAATGGCGAGCAGCGAACCTAATGACACGCCCAACGCTCCGGTAATGGCACCAATGCCACTTTGCACAGCCGAGAAAAGGGCAGGCAGTTTGGACACTGCGGAAAAGACCGTCCCCACACTGGAAATGGTCTTTCCCAGCACCACCAGCATCGGACCCAGAGCAGCAGCCACCAGTGCAATTTTCGCAATGGTTTCTTTGGTCTGCGGATCCAATTGATTCAGCTTGTCCACCAGTTCCTGAATGCGGGAAACAATGGAGCGAATGGTAGGCATCAGAATGTCGCTAAAACTGATCGCCAGTTCTTCCAGCTGGGACTTCAAGATGGTTACTTGTCCGGCAAGGTTATCCTGCATGACTGCCGCCATTTTTTCGGTCGTGCCATTGTAACCGTCTACTGTATCCGAACAGGTGTCAATGGCATTGGACAGTTTTTCAAAATCCGCCGGGGAACCGTTGATGATCGCCAGCATACCGGACATGGCCTCTTTGCCAAACAGCGAGGCAGCAGCCTGAGCCTGTTCTGCCTCAGAAAGTCCGCCCAATTTCTGACGGAGTTGTTCCATAAGTTCCCGCAGAGAATACATCTTGCCGGAACTGTCGGTCAGAGAAATGCCGTACTGTTCCATGGCAGATGCCACCGTGTCTGTTGGCTTTGCCAGATTGGTAATGGCGGAACGCAGTGCCGTACCAGCCTGTGAGGATTTGATACCGGCGTTTGCCATTAGTCCGATGGCAATGGCAGAGTCTTCAGCAGAATAGCCCAAAGAACCCAGTACCGGAGCAGCATACTTGAAAGTTTCGCCCATCATGCTGACGTTGGTATTGGCATTGGAACTTGCAGCCGCCAGAATATCCGCAAAGTGTCCGCTGTCCGAGGCAGACAAACCGAAAGCGGTCAGAGCATCTGTGACAATGTCCGAGGTAGATGCCAAGTCCTCGCCGGAAGCGGCAGCAAGATTCATGATACCTTCGATACCGCTGAGCATATCGTTGGTTTTCCAGCCTGCCATCGCCATGTAGTTCATAGCATCCGCAGCCTCACTTGCAGAGAACTTCGTTTTACTGCCCATTTCACGTGCTTTTTCCCGGAGAGCATCCATCTCTGAACCGGTCGCCCCCGAAACAGCTGCCACTTTTGACATGGCAGAATCGAAATCCGCACCAGTTTTCACGGCAATGGTTCCCAAAGCCGCGACACCGGCAGTGACCGGCAAAAGCCTTTGTCCCACGTCAGAGATCTTGTCTCCGGCGGACTGCAGCGTTTCACCCAGAACACCCATCTTTTCCAAGGCGGTGTGAGAATTGTTTGCTTCTGTGGTCAGGCGTTTCAGTTCGTTTTCGGTTTCGATGATCTCACGCTGTAGAGCATCATACTGCTGCTGGGAAATTTCGCCATTTGCAAGAGCGGTATTTGCCTGTTCTGCGGCAGTTTTCAGCACTTCCAGCTTTTCTTTGGTGGCAGATATCGCATCTGCCAGCAGTTTGTGCTTCTGGGATAAAAGTTCCGTGTTGGTGGGATCAAGCTTCAGCAGTTTCTGGACATCTTTCAACTGCGTCTGCGTACCTTTGATGTCCTTGTTGACACCTTCCAGCGCTTTGGACAGCTTGGTGGTATCGCCGCCGATTTCTACGGTAATGCCTTTGATGCGGTTTGCCATGTAATCACCTCAGTTCTAAAAAATATCAGCTTTTTTATCAGTAAATCTATTGACATTTCTGCAAAAATGACGTATACTATAAGTGGAGGTGTAGCGTATGAATATTATTGCAGCAATTCAAAATACCATTTCTATTTCGCAGTTCAATCGTGGACTTGCAGGAAAAATTTTTCAGGATGTCAAAAACAGCGGTGCAAAAGTTGTTATGAAAAACAATGCACCGGAATGTGTGCTTCTTTCTCCGGATGAATATGTCAGCCTGATGGATGAAGTGAATGATGCCCGCTTACTCACTCTGGCTGTAAAACGAATGGAAAAATTCAATCCGGAAGAAACGATTCCGGAAGAAAAAGTTATGAAAGACCTCGGAATCACAGACGACGATTTATCCGACTTTGATGAGGTAGAATTTGAATGAATTGGGAAGTAGAATATCTGCCGGAAGCCGAAAGTGATTTAAAATCGCTTGACGGAAGTCAAAGAATACTGGTCTTAAAAGCAATCAAGAAAGTGAAACAAAATCCGCTTCCTGTTTATGAAGGCGGATATGGGAAACCGCTTGGAAACAAAAACGGCAATGATCTAACTGGCTTTCTGAAAGTCAAACTGAAAAGTGCAGGTCTTAGAGTCGTATACAAAGTTGTCAAGCAAAATGATAAGATGCTGATTATTGTAATTGGTGCCAGAGCCGATGAAGAAGTATACGGCATTGCTCAAAAAAGAATACAGGAAAATGACTTGTAATCAAAACGCATCAAAATCCCTCTGATCCGCCAGCACATCATAATGACACTCGTCATTTTCCTTTTCGGTGAACATATCATTCACGACTCCGATCGTGAGCAGATCAAGCTCCGAGAGGGACAGCCCGATCTGCACACATCGGAGAAGGAAGAGGGGCGTTGTCATCGGGCGGTCAGTTTTGCGATGTTTTTTTTAGACTCCGCCTGCGTCTCCACATTGAGTCCCCACAGTTCAATGAGCTGCGGCAGCACCTCGTAAATGGAGAATGTGTTGAAGGCTTCGAGCCATTCGTCGGGATTGTCCGGCACGTTCTCCGGAT